CAGAGGTACCCGAAGAACCAGAGCTACCCGAAGTACCAGAGCTACCAGAGGTACCAGAGGAACCAGAAGTACCAGAGGAACCAGAGGTACCAGAAGAACCAGAGGTACCCGAAGAACCAGAGCTACCAGAAGTACCAGAGCTACCAGAGGAACCAGAAGTACCAGAGGAACCAGAGCTACCAGAAGAACCAGAGGTACTGCCGCCGGGAAATATAAAACCTGCTCCAGTTATGGAATCATAAATTTGCCCTGTTGTTAAACGTAAAACATCCGAAAACTGAGAAGGACCTTCGGGCGTTAAGCTTCTTATTTGAATATCATAAGCTATATCCGAAAAAACAGTAAACTTAGAGTATGGTTCAAACTCTGTAACAAGAAATCCTGACAAATTTTTAGCAACAAGGCTTCCAGTAACCCCGCTGATCAAAGATGCGTAATAAGGAGCATACCCAGCACTCCCCGCAGAAGACTGATCTGAAGAAGGAAGCCCCCCTGTGGCAGCATCCGCATAAGTACCCGAATAAAGATATCCAGACAAGAGACCACCCGAAGGATAAAACACAAAATTACCATGATCTCCCCCTAATACCGGATTTCCCGACCACACCACTCCAAAATAAATTTGATTTGATTCTGTAAATCCAGAAGCCATAGCTACTTCATGTATAGCTACTTGTCCGGTTGCCTCACCGGGGGGCAACGATTTAGTATTATCTAAAAGTAATGTATGCTCCAACCATTTGATACCATCTCCCGTCGAAGGGTCGCTCCCGGGGTCTATTTCCGTATAAGGCTCAAAAATAGGAGTAGCCGACAAACCACTATAAGCTACATCGTTTAAAGTTGGATTTAGCTGGAAAAACCGCCTATCAAGTCTCCCGCTCCCTGTTCCATGAATAAAGCGGTTAACGCCCTTTACAAACGGGGTGGTAGTATAATAGGAGTTAACGCTATCAACAAACTTGCCGCTCTCCTCCAACCGTATCTCGTACTCCAACTTTCCGGGAAAATTTTCTCTATGGCACTTAACGATAGCCTCTGTACGAACATATTCATTAAAAAGATCTTGGCTTGCAAAGACTTTTCCGCTAACCCCAGAAGGCTGCAGCTTAAAGAATAGAGGCTCAAATGGCAACGGTTTAATAGAACTGGGGTACAGGAAGGACTGGCCCGTACCAAACTGATCTTCTGCCACTATCTGACAAAAGTAACCTGAATCCATCGGAAAAGCAACATTAAGCGTTCCTTGAGAAAGTGGATTAAAGTTCTCTCCAAAATTAAATCTTTGGCTGTAATTGTAAGACGGGATACCAGAACCTGTTAAATCCAAATTAAAAGCATTAATATTCGTAGACAAATAAACCGTAGCCGCCCTAATTCCAGAAGTTTTTGTATACGCCGGAGTAAGTTGAACGCTTCTTCCAGCATAAGAAACAGTCATGCCTGTAATATCAGGACTAGGGGCAGTTAACAGATACTCACCTGTAGCCGTACGCCCATAATAGTCTACAGATTCTGTTCGCAGCCTAAAAGCGCGAGGATCCATACCCACTTTTCCTACTGGATTTCCGGGTTGGTTGTGAGCATCAGTAAAAGCAGTATCTCCTACGGCCTCATCAAAATAATTTTTGATATCAGAAACAGGAAGTTTTAAAGAATTCGAACGATATCCGGTTGTTAATTCTCGTATAAGAAACCCAGTTTCGTCCAGCAAATAAAGATTAACGCCCCTAAACGCTCGATTTGCCCCTAGTTCAGCAACACCAATAGCAACTTCTGTAGAAGGATTAAGAATATTCCACGAAATTAAAGGAGACGACGTAAAAAATTCGCCGCTCGCCGCCGTTGCGTACATCGAAATTCCAGATACTCCCGAAAAAGGAACTAAGCTAGTATCATACGGAAAAGGCTCTAGGTTAGGGTAGCCCTTCTGCTCATTGGCAACCTGAAACCCTGACACCGGAAACGGAGCCCCGTAGTTTTCAGGAATAAAAATATGTTTTTTAGAAAAAACAGGCATAATTATTCGTCAGGATCCCCTGTGGCTTGTAAAACATAATCAGTATCAAATCTGTATACAAAACACTCCGATTGCGTTTGATCGTTTTCCGCGCCTAAAAATACATAAAAATTTGTGTTTTCGTGCCCGTTTAATATAATTGTTCTCTTTGCCCCTCCTGCATAAATATCCACTAGATATCCTCCTGTATTTTGAGCACTAACAGCAGGTTTTACGTTAGAGGTAAGACTGCCAAAATTAACGAATATTGCCAAATCTGCACTGCTTGTTCTTTCAGCAAAAGAAGCATTATAAACTAAGTCGCGCAGGTCGTCCCCTCTTATTTCCTCCGTGGTAAGGGTTCCACTCAGGGCCTTCGGCCTATCTGCGTCTGTAATCAGTGTAATCTCTGGTTTAGATGCCTGTGTATCAGTTAGGTTATCGCTTGAATCCACCGCACCAAACTTAGATCGATTATAGATCAAAGCATTTAGTTGAAAATCTCCCGGCGATTCTTCGACTATCGATAAAACTCGATACTCTATCTCTTCTATCTGAAAACTTACATTAGTATTCTGCAGGGACCAAACAGTTCCCTTGTTAACGCGCGCGAAATCTTCGTCGTCTTTTTCTACTATAGTGATGTTATTTGAAGGCCCTCCTTCGGCCCCCTCGTTAACGCTGACAGACTCAACTGTAAATTGTTTAATTTGAGTAGCCCTTGTCTCATCTATTTCGCTCTGTGTAATTCCGCCAAAGCTTTTCTTGTTGGGAGCGGTAGCAGCCTCTTTGCTTCTCTCCCGCGCAAGTTTGTCAAGCTCCTTAACTTGTTTAGATTTACGAGGCACCAAAAGCGTTATCTTTTGTCCAACCACATATTCAGCCACTCCTTGGTCTAGCGTCACAATATTGCTAGCGTGATCAACATCAATCACTCTTCCGCCATAACGCTTTACATTTTTTAGTTTATCTTGAATTTTGATAACATCTCCGGGCCTTAAATAGGAGGCTTCTGTTCCGGTGTTGAATTGAACTAGATCGCTTTCAGTTTGATTGGTGAACAAAAACCATTTCCCAAGCCTATGGGCCTGCGATCGAGAAGTGCACCCTAAGGCTATAAGCTTTTTCTCCAAATGACCAAATTTTCGTAACCCGGCCGCATCTTCAACATACTCTACCTTCGGCTTAAAGTTGTCGCGTTCATCATTATACCTAACGAGCACCGAGGTAAAACGTGTGCTTTTAGCTGTGCCAGCATAATTAAAAACACCCTCCCTAACGTTGGCGTTTGTAAAGAGCAAAACCGCCTCCCTAACCTGATCATTAGATAGAAAAACAAAACCACTATTCCAATAAAGCATCCCCCTGAAAACAGCAGCCAAATCATTTAAAGCGTTATAAGCATCTTGCTCGCGGTCCAGATAAACATTAGTAGTAAACCTCGGCTCTAGTAAAGGCCGTGTTTTGTTGAGCTCAATGCCCACTTTGCCCTCAGCAATTCCCCTGAAAACAGGAAATCCCGTTGTATATTTATTGATGAAATCACGCCCCTCAAAAGGAAGCCCATCAACCTCCGTATCTTTAATGTTAAAATTTTGAACAATATAATTATGCAACCATTTGAGGGGAGAAAGGTTGGTATCATTCTCTGTGTTAAATTTCTCTCGCAACCATTCGGTTGTCACTCCTCCGCTTGTTTTTTTATATTTTTGAAAGACATATTCAGGATTCAGTTCCCGAAGTAGATCAAAAGTAAGCTTTTCCTCTCCACTGGTGTCGTCATACTTCGGATTTGCCACCCGGCATCTAAACGCATAGGAAACACTATTTCCGTCACTTTGTTTTAATTTGAAAAAACTGGCGGTAGCACCCGTTTGAAAACCTGCTTTTCGAAAAAAGGCGGATCCCTTTTGGGCAACACTGTCATCAATAGTGATTGTGTATCCGTTCGGAGGCATTGTAAAATCAGAAAGAGGAATCACCGACCTATATCCTGTCTCTACTAATTCATCACAATATTTTCCTATTGAATATAAATTCCATTTGTCTAATACTCCTTCTCCAAACCCATATTTCCCCAAACCATACCTTGGGTTAACCACTAAATCATAAAAAATCCATGCCGGATTATTAGACCAGTATTTGTCTATAGAAAATTCTCCGGTCCAATTATCTGTATATTCACGTGTTTCAGGGTTATAATTGGTAGGCACCTTAATCTTACTCAGTTTGAGGTCAAATGTTCGCTTGGGAACACTGGCAAAAGCTCGCGCATCTACAATGGTCCCTATAACTACGGAGTGGGGATAGGATAAGTTTCTTGTTACTAGCTCGCTAACATAGCTCACGCCTCCCGAACGCCCCTGAAAAAATTTATACGGCGCGCCCTTCTTGTCGAGGGGCAGAAGGTTCATATTAACTACCGTTATCTGCCTATCTCTACCCCTCTCAAACATAGGTAATCTAAAAATATAAGAACGCACATACTGATCACTAGACTTTCCATAAATGGGCGCAAAAATATGTATGCGAGAACCCCCATCAGCTACCATCCGTTCGTCGTCTGCGTATGCTATTTTGATAGCAAAGTTTATACTGGTGGGCTGAGAGTTCCCCTTATCATTATGAAATGCAGCTACAGCCATTAGCCCAACTTCTATATCGGTAACATTATCATTGGTTATAGTATGCTGATATTTAACAGGAGCCAACTCAAACGCTCTACTCATAATGTCATACATATGTGGGTCTCTGCTCAAATAATAAGAAGGAGAATTGCTCTCCACGCGCCTTCCTCCTCGGCCATAACCATCCATCGGGGAATCATCATGCCAATCTAAATCATACCAGCCGTTCTCCTTGACACCCGGTGGACGCTTAGAGGTGTCCCCACCTTGCTGAAAAGGGACCTTTGCATATGTCCATGTAATGGTCGAGCTATTGCTGCCGGTGCCGGGGGTAGTTATAAAGGTGGCTGGACCCCATACCGCTTCATAGTTTTTTTTGTTAAGCTCCGGTAAAGTAAGGCCCACATTGAAAGTTTGAGAAGAGGCGCGAAGAGATAACGCTGGATTAGTGCTGTCAGCCAACATGCCTTGATCTGATGTTCCATATTTAATCTCCGCAAAGGCGCGTGCATAATTTAATGTGTTGCTGTTTGTATTTTTAACAGGAACATCGTTGAAATAAATTCCCCGAAACCCATCCTCATTTTTCTCTAAAGATGCGGCATCCGTCTTGTCTGTCAGCTGAATTAAATTGCCTTTCGCATCACACAACCCCGCTATTTCCCCTTCGCTTATTAAATCAATACATTTATAAATACTTACTGACTCTAATGTAATATTAGCTGGATCCACATTGGGTATCACGTCATCATTTGTAAATTTGTTTTCGTACCATGTTTTTATTTCAGAGGAGGTAGCTATAGGATCACCTGAGCTAATTTTTGCTACTGGCTTTGATGGTTCTGGACTGCTAGTCAAAACTATTGGAGCTTCAACAAGCTCCTCCTCCTCCAACCGTGTCATCGGAGAGAGGGTTGGAGGGGTTTTATCTGGGTTGGTAACATCCTCCCGGGTACCCGGAATATTTGGGTTAACTTCGAGATCAGGGTTAACTTGATCCACTGGTTTTATTATTGGTCTAGTCCCCGGAGGGTTCGGGTTGATGGGTATCGACTCTAGTGGCGGTATCTTTGGTGATTGCACCGGTATGGGAGTGTCCGGCGGCTCCTCCCATTTATCCTCAGCTTCGATCTGCGTCCAACCTCGCCCTTCTAATACCGGTATAACCACCGACTCGCCCTTTACTGTCAAATGCCAATTTTTGCCTATACGCACAGGAGTTGTATTATAATAAATCATTTTAACGTAAAGTGCTCATACGTGCACCATGAAAGCTCTCAATATTCCCCATACCATATACCGTAGCAGTAGAAATTTCCTTATCTTCATCAGCAAATTTTGTCTTATCCATGGTACTCATAGAGGTCGAAATCACCTTGCTGCCAATCCGCACCCTACCATAACCAACAGGAACAACCTGTCCTTGACTTGACACATTTTCAGCTGATCCAAAGACAAAAGAAGTAGTGTTTACAGCTTGAGGATCATCGGGGGCCATTAGTTTTGCAATTAAAATGCTAATACCCATGGTAATAACAGCGGTAATAAGGGTATCTAACACAAATACCGTGGCCGCAAAAGCAAACCCTTCGGCCGTGCCTAAAACAGCTGATGCTATTTGGCTAGCTATAGCTGTGGTTGCGCCCGCTAAAACAGGCATGATATCTACCCTTTTTCCACGGATATTGGTGAAAAGAAAATTTTTATTATCTACCAGTTCCCCGTCAACAAACATAGCGAATGAATTTCCCCGATTTTTAAGAAGAAACGATCTAAGTTTATGGGTGTTATTTTCAATAGCATTAAAAAGCTCTACAAAGTTTTTAACCTTTAAATCCCATTTTCTTCCTAATAGCTCGCCAAGCCAGCCTTCTATTCTTATCGTAGTCATAATATTTCTCGCGTTACCATGGCGCCTCCTTCTTTTAAGTTGGTGCTCGTTGCGCTAAACTTAAGCCCTTCTCTAATAAAACTGTCATTAGACTTGTCCGCGCTACTGAGGGATACCGAAATTACCTTGCTTCCAGCCATTAATCTTCCATAGGCTATAGGGACAGGCATTCCCTGTTCAGTTACATTTTCAGGCCCTCTAAACACATAACTGGTTGTCGACACGGTGTTAGGATCGTCTTTTCCCATAATAGATTCCACAAGCAAATGTATTCCATAAGAAATCAAAGCATACCCCCCAATGACAATTAATGCCGCAACCAACAGCTGCGTCCCTGCGCTCCAACCCGCATAGGCCACCCAATACTTTCCCAAAAACGCTATCATAGCTTTAATTGCAGGCCAATAAACAATTGCTCCTGCTATGATTGGAATAAGATGAATGCTTTTTTTAACTTTTTTGTATAAAGAGGTGGTATTTTCCAATGGTTGGCCGTCCACCATAACTACATAATGATTTTTATGCTTGATAACAGTGCCCAAAAAATGCCCCGTATTAGCATGTATGGCTCTCAAAGCGTCTGCTACCGTCCGGACCTTGAGCTGCCACTGCCTCTCTAACCCAGCTGCTATTTGACCTTCTAGAAATACGGTAACCACACTACATTATACACTTTTAAATTGAAAAATAAATCGTTTCTTCGCTAACAGGGCTATACAGCGAGAACTTTTTATCCCGCACAGAAAAAACCAAAAAATCTATAAGCGCGTTTCGGGACATCTCCACATCCATTGAGCTGGGCTTACAAGAACCCTCTGGATGCGAATGGAAACAAAAATCTAATTTAGACCTCTCAAAAACATGAAAATAATCTAGCGGATCTATCAAAAAACCCGTTTTCTTGTCGGGGGCTATGTTTTTTAAAAAAAATAAACTGTTTTCTGCGCCTAATCCACATATTTCACTACCATTTAACAAAGAAACTCGTGTTATAAGTTTTAAAAAATTTAATTTAATTGGTGTATCGATAAGCTTCAATTGATGGAAAACCCCCAAAAGGCAAACCCTTATCTTCGGCAAATTCCTCATACCTCAACCTGCAAGAAAACAAAGTTTTGCCACATTGATCTTCTCGCCAATATTCACTCTTATAGCGAGGATCTTGCGCTGTATAATGATCCTTGATGCACACAAAAAACCTATCTAAGGAGACCGCCGGATTCACCGTCGAACTTTCCGGTTTCGTAAAAGCCGTAGGCATTTCGGGCTTCACACGCACCATATCACCCACTACATAACCTACGGTGCCAACAACGCCTGCAGCTAGCGTGCCCCCTGTGGTGGGAGTTCTTAAACCACCGTATTTTATCTCCCCTATAGTACCTTTATAATCAACGGTCTCACTGGCGATAGAAGTGGCGTCTTTTGCAGCTGTTGCGCTTAGTGCCACCAAAGAACCGTCGCTAAATTTAATCGTTCTACCTCGTGATATTTTAGCCGTGACACCAACCCTTCCAAGCTCGTCATTCACGACGGCGCCAGCTGATAATATGCCAAAAATAGAAGTAGCACCACTGCTAGCGTCTGCAGATACCTCCAATTTTCCTCCTCCTTCAACTTTATAGGTTTCAGCAACAGCCACCGTCTGAGATACAGTCACCGTCATATGAGTAGCATCAGTAAACGCCGTTATTACCCCAGCACTAGCAGAGTCTCCGGTAAAATTAAACGTCATGCCAACCATCCATGCTTCCCACGTTGTGTCATATCCTGTAACAGTTTGCAGGCTTTGTGTTGCGGTTCCGGTGACATATGAAAAAGTTATGGTTTGTCCCGCATAAATTATCCTAGAAGTTGGCTCAACGGTCAGTGGGCTGAGCGTATAATCGCCTTCATCATAACCGCCCGCATTGTTAATCTTAACAGTAGTCCCAACATTAATTGATAGAGCTTCGTCATCAGCCGAACTCCCCGTTTTTACAGTAGTAAAACCACTATGGTCATAATCATAAGCCCAATTAAGCCTACCGAGATCATAACCACCACCACCTACAAACTGTTTATCATTCTCATCTGCTACAGCTATCCCCAGATTAGCCACAAGATTGTTTTCGTCCCCGCGTTCTGTGCCATCCGGGTTGAGTGCCGCCGCCCCCTCTTCCAAAAAATACGCCGCACCTTGTTTAGATAAGGTTACAGGCCCCAGCATATTCCCCCTTTGTCCATACTTACACCCTACTCCCCTATAATGCCAAGGACAATAATTAGCAATCATGATACGAGCCGGGAGCTTAGCATTCTCCATCTCCAAAGGCGAAACAAGCTCAAATTCAATAAAATATTTATTTTCAGTTACCTTTCTATTGAATACGTATACATCATCGTCAAAACGAGAGCTTGGATCGGAAGTGGCAAACGGGTTTATACCATCTGGAAAATTTTCTTCGTCTATATACTTAAGAAAAATTCGTACTCTTTTAAACAAACTCCCCACTAAATCGTCGCGTCGCTTAATTAAATCTGTAATGACTCCCTTGGGGTTAGCTACCGTTAATTTGGGCCTAGGGAGCTGGCCGTCCCCTCTCGATTCAAACCCATCAACCTCAAAAGGTATAGAAAAGTATGTATGCGGAATCCTAACGTCATCGTCGGTCACTTCCGACAAAACAATATCTTTTTCAATTAACTTGCCCGCATGAAACCTTTTGATACCATCTGACCCTCCTAGTTCCACCTCGTACAACTCTATAATTGTATCTGGCAGAAGGTCGCTTATTGATTGATTGTGTGCTTGTGTTGACATTTTTATTTAAAATAAATAGGACCGGCAAATCCATTATTATCAACCCCATAAATGTTCGTCTTGGAGCGAATCAGATCTGCTCGTGTTCCTAGCTCTGTTGTTTTAATGTGTAAATATTTATTCATTAAATAGCCAGTTACACACAGCCTTTCCGTCTCAGTCAAAGTGCGGCTATATATCAAAATCTCCGCTATAGCTCCCTGAAAACCAACTTGTTGGGTGGCGTCAATTCGGCTTGCCCCTATAATTGGGGTAGACATAAAATTAAAAGTGTTGCCCGCAAAACTCTCCTGCCCCATAGGGTTACCCTCGTTTCTAGCACGATAAATAAGGGACTCTTCTGTGCGAGTAGCTCTTAAGTTATAAGACCATGCTCGATATATAGGCAATTTATCCGGATTATCAGACAGAGCCCAATCTCTAAACTGAAACATATCAGTTCCTTTTAAGCCCATAGTTTCCTGAACCAGATCTGTGTTGCGGCCATAATATTGAGACATGTGCTGACTACTAAGGTCAGAAAAACGCGTAAAACCAGTTTTATATACAGGAACCTTATTTCCTTTTCCCCCCGCAAAAACCAGCCCAGAGCCACCCAGTTCTTCAACAAGGCTCCACTTGTCCGCGTAGAGCATGTAAAACACTTCAAAACCACTCATGATAGAAGAAAGTTTGGTCCACCCTTTAGTGCCTTTCGTTATTGTAGTTGCCGCTGATCCTGTAGTATAAAGCTTACCTGTTAGAGTCACCTGTGATCCAGAAGCCGCGGCGGAACTGCTCAAAATAAATTTGCTTCTTGTTGGGGTCTCGCTGCCTTTCTCAAAATAAATCGCCGTACCGCTGGCTAACCCAATCCCTAAGGAAGCAACCTTTAGAGAGGTTGTCCCTGTTATGGCATTTTCGTCTACTATTATGTCGTTTGCCGTAGCACCCACTAACTCAAAATAATCTGCCGCATTAGCCGCAGTGGGATAAAAGTATACATAATTTTTAGCATTAAAATATTCGTCCGTCAAAGGGGACGGATTAGATGCAACGACGCCCGGCTGGTTAGCCCCTCCCGCTTCAAAAAATATAGGGGTTGAGCCAGCGGTGGTTTGCTCAAGGTAAACATTAGGATCATTTTTAGATGTCCATTTTCCCACACCCGTGTTATTCGCAATGACCGCACCACTACCGTCTAAAATATTAGAGACTTGATAGCTTTCGGCAACAGCTACCGTCTGAGATACGGTCACCGTCATCTCAGTAGCACTCGTAAACCCTGTTATTACCCCAGCACTAGCAGATGCTCCCGTAAAATCAAACGTCGCACCAACCATCCACGCTTCCCACGTTGTCCCCACTCCCGTAACGGTTTTAACGCTTTGTGTTGCGGTTCCTGTGGTATATATGCCTTGAGCATCAAACTGCGCCACCAATCCCTCTATATTCGAAGGATCAAAGAATCTGGGCCCGATGAACAGCATCTTATTTCGAAAATTTATTGGTGTATAATGAGCTGTGCCGCTATAATCGAGAATACGAATAGCCTTCCCCGGTACCCCTCCTAATCTCCCCCCTGCACCACCCTTGTCAAGATTAAAAGGATCATTTGCTCCTGCGTCATCTTCTTGCCCTGTCATCCCAATACCCCCAAAACTAGCACCGTCACCCCCATAAGTTTCTTTGTTGGGATGATTAACACCTTGCCCCGCTCCAAACGCTCTCAATGTTCCATTTTGAATCTCAAGAGGTTCAACTACAATGGTTGTCCCCTCATCAGTGTCCCCTTTTAGTAGCACTCTTTTTCCGCCTTTAGAAAGAATCGGTGGGGTCACTATACTGTTACTGAAACCCTGCCCGCCTCCACCCGCACCACCATAATGCCCCCCCGCAAGGTCACCTGCCAGCGTCACCGACAAGGTGCCGAATTTAATGGTGGTTATCGTGCCATTCCCTAAAAATGTATTAGGGTTGAGTCCACCCTGAGATATAGGTAACACTATATCTGTGAGTGTCTTTTGCTCTAAAGGAGGCATTCGCCCCGGAGGAAATTGATTCATAATGCGATTCATCCAATCTTGTGACCCCTCACCGCTCCTTGAAGTAGGTGTTGTCACATCTCCGTAGCCCCCTTTAACACTAAGTTTAAATGCCTGTTCCGAATTAAGTCGGTCACCAGCACCCCCTCCCCCTCCTCCTCCTAAAATCTGAGCCGAATAATCTTTTTTTATCTCAAACTCAGCAATATCTTTATGGGTAATACGAACAGCGTCGCCTCCTTTTTTGCCTTCTGAGGGATCTATAGATTTGCCTAGATAATATGCCATATCAGGACTGTCCGCATCAACAGCATTTGCTTTTTCGGTCGTAATATAAGTAAAGCCCGCATTGCCCCCGCCTCCTCCTTTACCCGCAATAGCAGAAGCCTCTTTCATGATGAGAAGAGTGGGAGTTTCTGCCAAAGGCTTTAGGGTATTAGGGTTACTTGGCCCCGCGTCCGCTGGTTGCACCACCCCAGTAATAAGCTGATAACCATTTTCAATAGCACCTAAATTAGTATTACAAGTACCCACGGTTCCGACGGCTAACGTAGAGACTACCACGGCGGTCCCGGCGACAGATATATCTCCCGCGCTAGCATCAGCGCTTAACGTGAAAGTATCGTCTCCAAAATAAACAATATCCCCGTTTTCAAGAAGAGTGGTCACGGGGTTCATCGACATAGTGGTCGCCGCATTGGCCAAAGTACTACTTAGGGTCACGCTCATATCTTGGGTTGTTGTAGTGGCCCCAATAAGATGATTGTTTCGTACTATATATTGAACGCCTGTAAAATTCTCACCATATATTCCGGTTTCTGGGTCTTTGGTGTCTATATAATACCCCGGCGACACAAGGGTTTGCTCAACCATATTTCTGTCTATAAGCGCCTGATCAAATTTGCCACTAAGATTAACATTTGTTTCGCCATCATCCAAATATATTACTAAGGGCTGTTTTGGCCCGGTAGGAATTTTAATGCGATCCTGTGTATAATCACTAGATCCCGCAGTTAACCCTGTTTCGACGTCTTCAGATACTATTTGGTTTAGGTCATTGGTTCCGCTGCCATACACCCACATGGAATTATACCCTGCACCTCCCGCCACACCTGCAAGCTCTGCTCGCATTCTATAATAGTAATCTTTATTAAACCCAAGAAAACCAGTGTGCAGATAAGAACTTGGTTGGCGTACTCCCGTATTTAGCGGATCCTTTAAAGGTGCGCCATCTCCTGCCTCTGTGATAAGGCTCGGAGGCACCATGGCTCCAGTGTACAAATTAGTCTCCACGGTAGCCCCTCCATAAGAATCAGTAATATAACGATAATTTACATTGTCATAAGCAACGCCAGTCCAGTTGCTATTATCTTCTGAGTTTTGTATGCTGTATCGGGTCGTGTAATAGCCGCTTTCAGGCACGCGCCATATTAAAAAATTTCTCGGGTAGCCTGAGCTTGTATCATACATTCCTGTTTTTATTAAAAATTTCTCGGGGTTCCCCGGGTTATCATCTACAATCCCTCTAAACGGATTCCCGGCTCCAAGTCCCGTTACATATCCAGTTATGCCCAGTGTAATTGGCCCGCTAACATCTGCCACCCCATCCCCCTCACTGATACTAGTAATAGAAAGAGAGGTGGTATAAATCCCGTTGTTAAAAGGGCCTGTTCCTGCCACGGGTCCTGAAAAATTATCCAAAATCCCATTAAAATAAAACGGAATAAAAGCATTTTTGCCGGGAGGAATCGGTATGGGTTTATCTATTCCACTGGGAAATTCAAAAGCCTTAAAAGCATCATTGCGCTCTACCCGTGTTTCAAGGGAGTAGCGACCACTGTTAGTCAAATAAAACCCTGTCCGCATGGAAAATCCTGTTACAACGTATGTGGATAAACCCGTATTCGATACAAACGAAGTACCTTCTGGCCGCTCCTTGGGAGATCTCGCACCCACACTTCCCAACACCGGCCGGTTAACCACAGTAATTAAAGTGTTGAATTCATCCTCGGCTGTTAGGTAATCTACAGGAAACTCTAGAAATTCTACCGTTATATCATTATTGTCTTTAAATTTTAATGAATGATTCCATCTCTGACAAATAAAAACCTTGTTGGGAAAATTATAAGGATCCGGCAATGCAAACCTAATCAACTCAGTGCCTCGATGATGTTCCAAAAAATGAATAATGGCCTTAGCTTCCGTATCTGTGCGTCCTGTCAGCTGAAGGGAAAAAGTCAACAGATTTTTATTCAACCCATCCTTCATTCTAATATAAAACTCGTTTTGGAGTTGAGGTTTTGTAAAACGAGGATTTTGTTTGATATTTAACCCGGCTTCCACATCAAAATAAAAACGATCCTTGGTCCAAAGCGTTCCCCCTCCAGTGGGGCTATTATAATTATCAGAACTTATTCCTGTTGTCGGCGCCTCTCCTGTGAAATAATACCATCCAGATTGTAGCGGCGTCATTGTGGTGGAGTCGGCGGCGTTTGTTGATTCAAAAAAGGCCGCATCATGCTGATAATAAGCTTCCCCGGTTGGATTATACTTTTCGCGCGTAGCGCTCCACGGAATTGCAAAAGCTTGCCAGTCTGTTAAGGTTTTAGTTTCGTTGAAAAAAGAAGTGGACACAGTATTGACATCTGGAGAGTCGTACTTGTGATCGAAACTTTCTACAAAAAATCTTGCCTCCATATTATACGGGGCAAACGGCGTCCATTTTATGCCGGTGTATCCCCCGCTTGGACGCTCCCCTTTATTAAATGAATCGTCTAAAAAATGCAGTAATGCCTTGGTCTCCTTATCTGTGCGCTTTTCAAATGAAACATCAAACGTTGCCTTTAAAGCATTTTCACTTCGATTGAGAAAGTTAAAGTAGCCATCACCATATTTTATTCCATAGTAGCTCGTATTATAATTCACTGACGCCCCATAAGATGGCTCAAAATAAAAATCTTGCGTCCAGTTGGAGGTCGTAGCAATAGGAGTATTGGAAGCCGCAGCAACTTGACTTGTATTGCCAGTATAATAATAATGACCTGATTGAGCTTCTGTACATGTGGTTTGAGTTGCGCCTACATTATAGCCACTAAAATAAACAATATCATTTTTCTCGTAAGTGGTCCCAACGGCAAAGGGCCCTATGCCTTGAATAGTAGTTACTCCAGAATTTAAAATCATGCCGTTCTTTTACCTGTTAAATATGCTTGAGATATACCAATTGAGCCTCTCATATAACCATTGGTTCCTACCGAAACGCTTTGAGAAAAGGCTTGCCCAGTGCAGCCAAAACGACCAATAGCTGTAGCACCTGCGTCCGCGTATACATCGTGAATGTAAATATCTAAGGTAGCCTCATAGCCTGTCGTGGTTAACACATCCCCCAAAGCTTCCCCTTCAACATTCATGCTGATTCTTACGTTTTCCTTTGTTACCCTGATTGGAATGCCGCTTCCAATTGGAACCACAGGGTTACGGTCTGTCGTTACGGAATAACTAAATCCTAACTGGTTATTAATGCCTATATCAGTACCAGCCGCATATGTACGCGCACCATGTCCAATTGTACGAGGCTCCTCCCGCGTACCTCTCATCGCACTATCGCTTTTACCGGATACCTCTACGCTTAGTTCTCCATAAATATCCAAGGAAGATTGTACCGCAATAGGCTCAAAAGGACTTACCGAAAAAGAAAGACTCTTGATATATCCGCTACTAAATTCAATTCCACCCAAACTGCCCCGTAATGGTTCGCCTGTCCATTCTACAGCAGTCAGAGGATTAAGAAAAGGGTGAAGTACCCCCGTCAAATAATGAGTAAAGTCTAATGTCCCCTTCAGGGGAGCGGTAGGAGCATACCTTATAACACTGCCTGTAATATTTTCGACAGGAGTAACAGAAGCTTCAACGCCTAAAGTGGCAGCCTCGGCAAAAATGCTTTTGCCTTCAATTTCCAGTAATGCTTTTTCATATTTTATGAATTTAGCCATTCTTAAGCTTTATGCTTTGCACCGTATACTGCCCAAGTCCATTTGACATCAGTTCGTTTTAGATCTGGAGTACCGCTTGCTGTTTGAAAAGTCAGGACAAAACTCCCTGTTGCCTTGGAACTTGCTTCTCCCCACATGACTTGAGTATTCTGACCATCAAATCCACTGGCCATAACTGTATAAGTGCTGGCATCGCCCGTAGCAGCCAAATCGTTGCTAAAAGCAACAGTAACTATATTTGTGCTCCCACCCATCGTCAGACTCGCAACATTATATTGACCAGATCCGTTAATAGCGTTAGTGGGACCTGCAGTCCCATTACCTACCGCACTGCCGAATGCAGCCGGAGTGTTGCTGGCATTAACACCACCTTTGGCGTTTCCTGATGTAGCCCCATTTATATAAACAGTATTAGTTTCTAAAGTACTATAAAAAACAGTATTATCGGGAGCAGTGATAGCTGTGCCACCTAACGTTGTAATGCCAAAATATTCTACAGAAGTATCTTCAAAAGAACCAGCTAGCCAATTAAATTGATTAGCAGCAGCATAACCAATCGCCGCCGTATCATCATTAGCAGCATTAGCCACCAACGCCAACCGCACGCCGCTTGTGCTACTTGAGGCAATATAAGCTGCGGTTGTCTTGGTTGCTCTCGAGTCACTGCTTTTATCATGCAAATTACCAATAGCCAAAGGATAAAGAAAATCCGGGGTAGTAGAATCTTGCCAACTAGAGCCTATGTTGATATACCCGGTGCCTTTGCTGATAACAATACCTTTAGCTTGATTTGGAGTATTATCGGTGTCCTTGATTTGTAAGTAGGTACCTGCTGCCGCCTCATTAATAAAAAAACAATCTGATAACTGAAAGCTTGAGTTGCCACTTGTAGCATTAATCTTAAGTATTGTGCCCGTACCCTCTACGTGCAATGGAGTATCTGGATTATGAATCCCAATTCCCACTCGTCGAGTAGCCCCATTTGCAAGCACTACCAAGGGAGATTTATAAGTAGCTCCGTTATCATAATAAAAAAAAGTTTTCTTGGTAGCGCTTGATACATTTCTCATTATGTGCATAACGTCCGAAGATGCGATTCCGGGCCCATTAGTACCATCAGAATAAAGATAGACACTATAAGGACCTATGACAGGGCCTGAACTATGCGTACCTCCCTCAAGTTCGAAACTAGGGGTAGTAGTAGCAGTCCCATCGCCAACATGTAAACGAGAGGTAGGACCGGTATTTCCTATACCAACGCTTCCTGAAGTTGTTAAAGTAAAGCGATAGGCGCCAGCAGTGACATCTTTAATGTTAAATGAATCATTATTTGGGCCATCTACTCCAACAATACGATACTGTTGCACATCATTTCGAAACTCTAAATAAGGATAGCTATCCAAATAAGAAGCATACAATCTCAACAAAGCCTGAGAGGTGTCCGTGGGAGAGACTGTTGTCTTGATATCTAATTTGAAAGCAGGGCTCGTATTTCCTATCCCAACATTTCCCCCATCCTGAAGTGTTATGCCAATGTCCCCATCCCCATCGGCCAGAGACAGATTTCCCCCTGCGGCTCCTCCTTTAAATACGGGCGCGCTATGAAGCGTGTCCGTTTGAATCTTCATGATCTGATTGCTGTTGCTCGCATCTGCTATAAAAAGCAAATCATCCACCGCAGGTGCGGCACTCATCTCAGTATAACTACCAATTTGTCCCATATTAAAGTTCCTTATTTAAAAAGTCTACGAATCCTAGATTTACACTCAACACACCATCAATGGATGTATTGATGTTTTCCGAGACCAGTTGCCCCGTTACGCTTCTGAAATTGTATAATGTACGCCTCCCATTGTCTAATAAATTCTCTGGCACGCTGTCCTGCAAGGGGTCTCCCACCGTATCAAATAAAGGCATTATGCCCTCGAGACTTTTATTAATTTTTAGTTGTATTGTTTCATAATGACCACTTCGTATTGTATCCATAATATTGGCCGTTTCGAAATCGTCAACTTCTACTGTAAAATTTGTTCTTACCTCTATAGGATAATGTGTAAGCACCTCAGCTGGTACAAAGCCAGCGCCTCCCGTTAAGTCAGACGCAGTCTTCTGAGAAAGATCATAAACAGGATCTCTTTGAATTGTGTAGCTTTGCGCAGCCTGTA